GGTACATTTGGACGGTCCAAACGGAGGCCCTGCAAGAGGTCTTCGTGGGCTCGCTGCGCGCAAGTGCGCCGGCGGCCGGGGGTTTGCTGCGTGCAACACCAGCGACCACCGGTCCGAGCGATAGTCCCGCTCAACCCAAGCCGCCGCTCATCAGGGCGCGGCCACAATTCCCTGACACTGGGGCTGCCACCCCTTTGTCGCCCGTGCAGCTGTCCGAACTCAGCGACATGGGAATCACTACCCCGGACACACTGGGGTACGTGTTGTTCGGAAGCATCGCCAGTGGTTCTGCCCCCTCGACTGTTGAGTCAGGTGCGCAGTCAACCACCACTGACGATCGCATAGGTGCTATGCCGGCCAGCCCGCCGGTGCCCACCGCCCAGGAACGTGCACTACAAACGTTCGACCGCATCAATGCTCGGCTGGCGCGCTTCGCGCCACGCCGTGTGACCGCGCAAGACCTCACGATCGGTAACCTGGTCGTCAAGCCGCACGGTCTCTGGTGCCGGTTGCGCATGAGTGTGCGGCATGTTCTTGGAAGGACTGCTGTCAACAACGCCGAAGATGATGTTCATGACATCGGACCCGTGTTTGTTCAGACCCCGACTGGCCCCGTGCACGTCGATGCGTTTGACCATCTTGTGGGTGGTAAGGCAATGCCACTGCCCCCTGATTCACTCACGCTTCCGGAACAGGACAATCTCCCCCCAATCAGACGACTTGCCTTAGCGTCTGCAATGCGAAGGGGGTTCTTCGCCAAAGTCACCATTCGTGACGCAAGCCTTGCCCGGAGCATGCTTTATGCAGCACGGAACAACCGGCAGATCCGAATGATGGTGGCAATGTTGCAGACGCGTCACCCAAACTATGCGGCGACTGATGCTAATAGGATGGTAATCTTGAGGTCACTCAACCAGTTCTTTGCCAACTGGGGGTATACACCCGAGACACAACTCCGCCTACGGCCACATGTTGTCGCACGGTACTTCCGCACCGACGTGAATGAGATCACAGCGAATCTCGCGCTTAGCTTCGAGCAGGCGCGGCGCGGTGCTGCCACAGCCTGAAGACGCCCGGTCCAAGTCCAACGAATTCTCACGCCAGTTGATTTTGGTGGTGGGGATGTGGTCGTTGTTGACGAAGGACGGGCGGCAGTAGGGGTGTGTGATGAACAGCTTGACGTCTTGGGCCCAGTTGACACTCCGTGGGTAGTCCTGGAGCCCACTGCTGGCAATATGCAGCAAGGTCTCGTTGAGCGGATTGATGTGTGTGATTATGGTTCGGGCTTGGAACCTACAATATCAGCACAAGTGGATGTATTCTCCGAATTCGGATTGATAGCATGTAAGGTGGCAGATGCCTCAAGGCGTGACGGGCCGTTGACCGTAGAGCAAGTGCTCCGCGAGTGCCCTCCCGGTAAAGCCGAGCGGTATCGTAAAGCAGCTGTTGATTTGGAAGAGAAGGGGGTGCAGGTGACCGACGGCATACGCCAGTGTCACGGCAAACTGGAAAAAGTTGAAGGCAAAGTAAGAAATGTCATTAGGCTGATTCAGACTTTTGCCCCACGATTAATGATAGCATTCATGTGCTTCACGCGTGCAATTGAGCGTGTGGTGTACGGGGTGCTAGAAGGGCTCATACCCGGCTCGTGTGTCGCCAAAGGCAGAAACGCGCTGGACATGGGCAACCGACTCTCTGCGATGGCAGACGCTGTGAGAGACGGGGGACACCGACCAATGTACATCATGATTGATTGTAAAAGATTCGATCAGCACTCCACCGCCATGATAGGGGTAGTGCACGAGATCGTTTATCTCAGGATGTTTCCACGACGGTACCGCAGTAGGCTGAAGGAGATACTACGGGCGTTGGAGGATCAGAGGCTGGTGTGCCGCAATAGAAAATATGGTTATGTGTTGAAGAAAAAAGGGGTGACATCCCTGGCTAGCGGAAGGCCCGACACATCACTCATTGGTATTTTGATCATGTTTATCCTGTTGATGAAAGTCCAGGAGGAGCTCGACTTCCCAATATACGTCCTTGACAACAGTGACGACGCTGTTATCTGTTGCCGTGAATCACCTATCGTGGTTGGTCTCATCCGGTCCGTCTTTCGGCGGGCAGGTTACCACGTGAAGTGTGAACGGCCAGTGTATCGTCTCACTGAGGTCTGTTTCTGCCAGTGGCGGTGCGTGAGAACGCAGCTTGGGCCGTGCTTCGTGCGCGACCCAGTTGCGTTGCTGAAAGATGCACGCAAGCTCAACGCACTGAAGTGGCTGGAATACTTGGGCGCAATTGGTGAAGGAGGCTATGCTGCGACAGCTTGCATACCCGTTTGGAGTGCGTTTTACCGCGCCTGTATCCGCGTCGGAGTACCCGGCAAATACGCGGACATGGGCGGCATGAGGTACTGGCTCAAAGGCCTCAACATGCCTACGCACGTTTCCGACGAGGCACGCGCTGATTTTTTCTGGGCATTTGGCATGTGCCCAGACATGCAGTTATCCCTCGAGAATGATTTTGATAGTATGGTAAGCAATGATGGAACATTCCTGCTGCCTGCATCGAATTACTCTTGGGGCCCTCCCCCCGATGGCTAAATCACGTGTCATCAAAGCCACGGCAAGACCGCCCGTTGGCTCCGGTAACCAGTCCGGGCAATCTGCGCTTCGCAATTCGGTCAGGCGAGCGCAAAGAAACCACTCCGAGGAGCCAAGCTTCGAGGACCGGTTTGCATCCGGCCAGGCCCGACGCCTGGCCGGGCCGAAACCTTCCGTCGAATTCGATCTGGGGGGATCCGGTTTTAGTTTCGATCCGCGCAGTGGACCGTCCGGGCAGTACCCTGACGGTGCACAGCTCCCTGCCAACGTCATGACGGCGCCAACAATCTTGGATGTGGCGACCGACGCGACGCACGGGAGCTTTGCTTGCTACATTGTGCCTGGCTTGCTCAAGTCCGTTCTGGCCACCGCGGCCACATGGACCACAGCCAAGGCAGTGGCAACCTGGAACACTGCGCTGAACATCGACAACTTCACGGCGATCAACACGGCCAACTCAATGTTCCGTGTTACTGGGGTTTACCTTGAGTTTATCCCGACTGTGTCGCTGAGTTCGGGGTCCGGTCTCAGTACTGTGAATCTGTTTGCGTCAGAATCCGGCATTGCACAGCCCCTTGGGCGTGATGTCGTCTGTCCCATGTCCAGTGTGCTTCCAATGCGCGAAGGACTGCAGATCACGCCACTGCCGATCGACATCGGACACCGCATCTTCTACCCGACCGACAACGTCACGGATGCGGTATCAACTTGGAGCGCGCTCCAGATCTGGTTCACCGGCTGCCCTGTGTCAACAACCCTGGGGCAGATCAGGCTTTATCAGCAGCTGGAACTGCACGCCATTCCAAGTGATCTCACTACGCGCATTGCACGGCCCACTCCACCGTATGATGCCGCACAGATCCAGGCTATCTCACAATCATACGCACTGATTGATGAGGCCAACTTTGTGAGTGAATTGGACAGCAAGGAAACTGTGTTCAATGACATGAACAAGAACTACGATCGCGAGATGCGGGGTGCGAAACTCGCACGCATGGGGCTGCAAGCAGCTCTGGAATGGGGGTTGGAGAAAGCCGGCAAAGGCGCGGCCCGGATGGCTGACAAGCAGCTAGGAACAACGTTCATTGGTGACATCGCCGATGGAATGTTTTCTTCAGCGATTGAGTCCCGGCCCCTCCGCCTCCACCAACTCTCGCGGTACGTGACGAAATCAGAGGCAGCACGCGCTCAGAAGGCTCTTTATGATGCCGCCATGCTCGCCCGCGGCCTTGCCGCAACCTATGATTTCTGTTAGTCCCCACAGCCCCTGGGGCACCTGCTTGTAGCCGAAAAGGCGGGCCCATAAACAAGCAGCAAAAACCAC